CTCTGGTCCACGGATAACATATTCCTGATCAGCACCGTAGACAACAAGCCTATTTGCCTTAGCCTTTACTTTATAGTTTAGTCTTGGAAAGTAGATTTCAGCATGCTCTGGCTCATTTAGAAACAATACTGAACCATATCTAATTGAATCAACATGTTCAGAATCAATTAGTGGTCCAAGGAAGTCTCCATTATTAAACCTTTGAATCTTTCTTGGTTCTGTAATATCTGAAAAATCTATCTCTGACCTTAAGCTTACAATTTTTTCATGCCATGATGGCAAAACATAGTCCTCAATGATCATACGCTTGCCAAGCCAAAATGGTCCAGTCTCTTCTTCGTCGTTCATTAGTGCCCAAGTTTCTTCGCTTGAGTTTTTTGCTGCATCAATCATTGACAAGAGATCGTCGTGAGCGATGGCATTGTCGTATTCTAAAACAAGTGGGTACATTATTCTCCAGGCACCTGTTCTGTTGATCCATGAAATGCTATTGTAACAGCAGCACGTGGCTCTAGTGCCACAACTTCATGAGAAATCCCTTCTGGCACAAAGATAGCATCTCCTGGCTGAAGAACATATTCTGTATAGGTTGGAGAACTAATTGATTCATAAATTTTCCAGGTAACGGAACCAATACACTGCACATAGAAATTATGAGTTAGGTCATTATGCCTATTAGTAACGTTCTCTGCATTACTTAAGTTAACAATTGCAAAGGACGATCGCATTTTTTCACCATACTCTGACTCAATCTTATCGTATAGCTTATCAACGTTTACCAAAATATCTGGTCTGTCAGCTGGGTTTTCTGCAAACATAGTAAAGTATCCCCAAATTTGTAGCAAACCTTTTCTAAGGCGACCACTCTCAATGAATCTTTTACGCTCTGCTTCGTCTTGCTGCACCCAGTCTGCTTTATTGCAGTAGTCAACAAAATTAATAAAATAGTCCCACTTGTCTGGGTACTGTGTTGCATAACTCTTAATATATGTGGCAGTCTTAGACAGCGATAAGTCTTTTAGGTTCATAATACTTCTTCCTCTTACATATATTATATCATCTGCTCAGACTCAAAGTCTAGCTCAGTCTTAAGCAATCTTAGTCTTATTTCAATAGATTCTATGGCTTCCTGGTTCATGATAACTTCAGTTTCAATCTGATCAAGCTTTTGTTTTATACTTGCCAGCTGGGTCTCAAAATCATCCATGGTCTGGGTATAAAGCCTTAAATGTTTCTGGGTAGGCCATTTGCACAAAATGTTTAATTCCCTTGGCATACTCCTGAATTTCCCATTGTGCATCATGCGGCAATCTTTGCTCTAAGAAAGTTATAGCTCCCTGCAATGATACAGTCCAACGCCAGCGTACATACATTCCATAGGCAGGCAGGAATAGTCGTGCAATCTCAGGAGCTATTCCGTCATCTAGAGCCATGTGGTAGGCTTCTGTGCCCTGTACAACGGCATTACAAAGCATGTCAAAGTATTTCTGACCAATCTCTACATCAACTGGCTCACCAGATCCCTGCTTACTATTCTCTGGCTTACTACGCCATTGCTCAGGCAAAGGAATATAAAACTTTTCCTCTTCTGTAATGTATCTCCTAGAGGATTCGTTCCAGCCATTCTGATCGTCTACGTGCGTGGAGGATACTGCATACTTCCACCACTGTCTGGCAACGAAGAGTGGTGCATAGACTTCGAAGGTGAGTGCTGCGTGTCTGAATGGAGACGTATGACCTTCTCTGATAAGGAATTTAATGAGCTTTGAATCTCGTTCACTGAGTTCGTGAACTTCCTTATCATAACTAACACGAGCAGCGTTAACAATGCCAACGTCATCTCCAAGAGTATCAACCAGTCGTACATATCCCTCATCTAATACCTTAATTGGTTCTGGAAAATCTTTAATTACCAATGTCATTTACGATGTTTTCCTTTTCCTTTTTTAATAAAAACTTTAAGCAAAACTAAATAAGTTAGCCATGCAAATGTGATTTCAAATCCAACATTCATTAAAAAATCTGCAACTAAATGATGTGGATCAAGTAGTATGTCTATCCATGTTTGCAAGCTTAAGTCCTGATTTGCTTAAGCTCTTCATTTAAAATGTCTAAAACATATCTTGAATAAAATGCAAAGTGTGGATCTTGTCCAATTGTCTGCAAGTATTCCTTGTCAAATTTTTGAATAAGCTTTATCAAAGCATCTTGATATCCAAGCTCATAATCATTTGGCCAATCAATTTCTCTTTCTTCAGCAAGCTTTTCTGCCCAGCCAATGGTCCAGTCAATATCTGGTAAGGACATTACTCCCCCTCAAGCACAGCAAAAATGTCACGGTATGCAAGAATCAAAAGATCCTCACCATCTACCGTAATCTCTGTACCCTGATACTTAGAATAAACAACCTTGTCTCCAACCTTCAGGTCAAGAGTCATCTTGTCTCCGTTTCCAAAGACAGTACCTGGACCAACTGCAACAACAATTGCTTCAGTAGGACGTTCCTTTTCAAGTGCTGCAATAATTAGACCAGACGAGCTGGTCTTTTCTGTTTCAATGATAGGCTTTACAACAACCTTATCTTCTAATGGCTTAATCATTTTCCCTCTATTCTACATATTGATTATACTAAAGCAATAAGCTAAAGTCAAGCGGCTAGCAAATTAATTTTTTCAGGCTGAAACCCAGCCCAATTTCCAGCTTCTGAGATTACTACTGGGGCAGACTTAAATCCAAGACCAACAATCATGTCAAATGCTTCTGTATCTTGAGTAATATCAACAGTTTCATATTTAATATTAAGCTTGTCCATGTACCTTTTTGTCATGTCGCACTGAACGCATGAAGGTTTTGTATATACTGTTGTCACTACTTCTCCTTTTTCATTAAGCTGCGGATGTATTCAAAACAATACAAAGCCATCACAGCGTCATACTCTGCATCGTGTTGTCTATTCTTAAACCCATCAAACATATCTTCCATTTGTTTCTCAGCATAAAGCTTAGCGTTACTCTTTATGCGTTGAAACTCTCTGTCAGTGTCTGACAAAGCAAAGATTAGTGCATTAAGATCTACAGTACGTCTAGAAAACTTATTAAATAAAATTGGTAGTGATTGCTTTACAAATGGCATATCAAAAGACCCAACGTTAAATCCAACAGCAATGGTGTCTCTACGAACACTTTCACTATCAACCCAGTCAGCAAGGTCTTGATCAACTAAGCTAGGCCTTAAGCCAAAACTTTCAACGTAGTCTCTACTAAACTCGTGAACTGCTTCAGCTTCTGCAGACCATTCCATGTCGCCTGGAGGATTTAGCATACTAGCAACAGATACCATTGTTCCGTTTTCAATTTTGGCTAAACCAATTTGGATTAGCTTGCCTCCAGTAGAAATGTCTGCACTAGACATCTCACCATCTAGGCCAATGTATGTAATCATGTTGCTTCTTTCTATTCAGCAGTCCGTACCAGATTCGAACTGGTGATGCCCTGCATGAAAGGCAGGTGGGATGACCGCTACCCTAACGGACCTTATGTAAAATTATAACAGAAAAAAGATTAGTCTGCAAGCTTTTATTATTCTACGTCTACGATAAAGTCGCCATAGAGGTGGAAATTATCTGCCGTTGATAAAGTGATTGGGTTATTGTAAGTAAACGGAATGTTGAAAGTAGTGTTACCTGTGTTGTCAGTGCTTTCTAGCCTCATCTCAGGGTTTCCAGCAAAAACGTGTCCAGAAATTGCATACGTTTTTCCAGTAGAAGCATCGTGTAGGCATCCACCTGTAAACATGTAGTTGTACTTAGGAGTAAACGGTAGGTTAATGTAGTACTGTCCAGTTCCAAAGGTCAGGATGTTGTCAAAGTCAACATCAACTCTAAAATGAACCATTGCACCAGCTTTTACATAAGAGCCCGAAAATAGCGGAGCACCATCAAAAGTTGGCTGGGTACCTAAAGCTCCACCCACAACAGTAAAGGTAGTGTCAGCAGGGCTTACAGCAGTGTTTATGTCTCCAATAGTTGCAATCTGGTTGTCTGGAGAGTTTGCACTTCCTAAGTATTCTCCACCAACATCTGAATTCAAGATGATGTCGCCCTCGTCTGAGTAAACACGAACGTTTTTATCAGATGATAGATTTAGCTGTGCCTTATTGGCGTATACAAAAAGCTCTTCTCCTGCCTGTACATTGGTAATGGCTGGGACTCTTACTCCACCCATTGCTGGGCCGTAGATAGCTCCATTTGGTGCGAACTCCCACTGAATGTCACCATCAAAGCTGGATTCAGGTGGAAAAAATTGGTACGAATCATCAGGTACAAAGAAGTCTTCTTCGGCAACAGTAAAAACCACTTCGCCAGGTTCTGGAGAAGTTGCACCAGTTAATGGTACTGTAACGTCACCATTTGCGTTTTTAACCGTCCAACCTTCGCCAATAACATAGTGAAGTTCTGGGTTTGCGGTTGTAACAAATGTGTCAGAAGTTGTTACACCTTGATTGCTTAGCTGAATGATGTTGTTTTCGTAAGTAGTTTGAATCCGAATTGCTCCGTTATTGTCAGAAACTTTTACGTTGGTTTTTTCTGCACCAAAGATTAGTTCTGAGGTAGATTCGTCCTGTGTGCCACCTGCACGAATGTGGATGTGGTTTGGGCCAGTAGGGTCAATGATTAGGTACTGGTCACTGTTAAGCGTACCGTCTGGAACCAACTCTATAGTTCCAGCACCAAGACCATCGCCAGATGCATCTCCTGCACCAATGATTTGTACGCCATCAAAAGTAATGTCTCCAGTGTCTGCGTCTTGACCTGGAGGTCCTGGAGTACCCTCTCCACCAGATCCACCACTAAACCTGGCCACTAGTGACCAACCTCTAGTCTAGTCTGTAAAATTGCAATCTGAGATCCATTGGTGCCAGAGATTGCGTATAGGGCATTTTTTCCAGGAAGCTCAAAAGAAATAGCTGATCCAGGATTTAAGCGGTATCCATATGAAGCACTTGTTACACCTTCTCCACCAATATAAACATAGGCAGAAGCGTGAATATTTTGAATGGTAATATCCATACCAGAGTGAGTTCCATTAGGAGTTAAACGAGTAGCAGCTGAATTGCTAAGGGTAGTTAGAGAATGAGCAGTCATACGCTAATTATACCATTATTTACAAGTATGATTCTGACTCAGTACTCTGGTATGACCACAAGCCAGTAAACTCCCTGTCTTCGGGAGTAAAGCCACCTCGTACAGCGTGAGCTAGCTTATGCAGGTCTGGAATTACAATGTCTCCCTGTTGCCACTGATGAACAATTAAATGCTCATCATTGTTCCAAATAGTCTCAATGATCCAGTTGCCAAGCTGAATAAATCTTTTGTTTTCCTCATCTGTTGGCTTACACCCATCAAAGCTGTACAGGTCATGCCAACCTTCTCTAACGTCATTAAGGCTAAACCTTATAATGGTTTCTCCTGTTATCCAGTGTGGTCCAATAGCAGGGCCATGCATCATCTTGTCACCATTTCCATATGGGAATGAGTGGACAACACACTTACTTAAAAATTCTTTATCGTCATCAGAAAGCATTTCGTAAATCTTGGCAGTATCAAGAAACAAAGTCTCTCCATGATCTTTTTCTATCTTAAAGGTAAGCATGTTCCATAGACCAGCAACAATAGGATTTTTAAAGTATGGGTGTTCAATGTGCCACATAAGTATGACTTCGTCTTTATTGTTAGCATTTACTTGTGAGTTAGCGGAATGGTTTTCGATGTACCTTGCAATACCACCACTTGTAGTGTTTGGATACCATCCAATAATATCACCCATAGCTCTTTGAAGCTCTTCATGCTGATCAAAAGATAGGTTAGCATTTCTAAAAACTAAGATTGTATCATTAATAAATTTATCTTTATAGAATTTGCCATTAGCCTTGATCTCATCAAGACCTGGATATTCAATTGGTTCAGTATATTTCATAGCTACCCTTCTGGTTCTATTATACTACAGAGCCACCTGTCAGGATTGAACTGACGACCTACGCATTACAAGTGCGTTGCTCTACCACTGAGCTAAGGAGGCGTGGCGATTCTGACCAGACTTGAACTGGCGACCCCTACCGTGACAGGGTAGTGCTCTAACCAACTGAGCTACAGAACCTAGTGTCCATTTTTATCTCCTACCCTGTGAGAGTGGTATGGACCACACCATTAGCTGACCATCCTGGATTCGAACCAGGAACCTTAGAGTTAACAGCTCTCTGCTCTGCCGTTGAGCTAATGGTCAAGGTAGTAAGTTGCCGTACAGGACCACCAATACCACCACCTGCAAAGCAACTTACTGATATAATTATACCAAAAGCAGATAGGTTGTCAAGTCTTATGAATAAAAATATTCACGTAATTCAAAATATTATTACGCCAAGAGAAGCAGATTTTTATATTCAGTACATTGATCTCAACATTAATAACTTTAATACTTATTCTGAAATGGGCAACCCAAACAGATCTGTCTGGAGATTTGGGGTAGACGAAGTTTGGACAGACTCAAACCCAACTCTTGAAATGATACCTGACATACACGAAGAGCTGCGTGTCTTGTTTAATAATATTATAAAGCAAGTAAAGCTTGCATATAACGATCCAGAAGATTTATACATTACTTCTTTTCATTTAGGGAAACAACTTCCTGGTGCAATTGTTGCTAGGCATCTTGACGCTGGAGAAAATGACAATGGACACTTCAAGTATAGCTTTGTCTTATATCTAAATGCTAATGACAATGATGGAACTATAAGGTTTGATGCTTTAGATTATAGCTATACCCCAGAAGCATGTGCTGCAATTGTCTTCCCCTCAAAGGGTGAAGAGTATGAGCATCAGGTTGATAGAATAGAGAATGCAAGGTACTCCTTGCCAATTTGGATTACATCTAATCCTAAGTGGGAACTAAAGTTTAATCAATAGTTATTTCTGATAACTTTTCGTATGCCCAAGATAAAACTTCTACGGCTAGGTCATCACCAAGCAATTCTTTTTCTGTAATTAGGCCCCTAAAGCTTTCCATTAAGTCAAAACGCTCTATTTCCTGGCCAATAAGGACAAGGTCGTGAAGAGATGTGTTGACCTTTTTGATCAAACGCTCAGAGTCTTCATGAAGCTCATCTACATAGTCTTGCATAAAACAATTATACAGCTTTATGTTATACTTGTTGTTATGAATAACTGTCCAGAATGTCAGCATGAACTAGTAAACATCCTATATGGCTACCCTAGTTCAGAGATGGTTGATATGGCAAAGTCTGAGGGTATTGCTCTTGGAGGATGCTGCGTATCTCCAGACTCACCAAGACTATATTGCTATGGATGCCACGAAACTTTTGTTTCTAGTCAACAAGTGATCTAAGGTCTTCTTTAGACAATGTCATTCCAGATGACATACCAGAAATCTTTCCACCAACAAGCCCAACAAAGCATGGGTGGTTTACTGCTTGCTTGCTTGCAACAATGAGACCTCTTAGATTTGGCTCATCTTCTTCGTTAACCCTGGTATAACTAATTTCAGGATCACTGCTAATTAGCTCTTCAACAATAGGCTCCATTGTCTTTGAGATCTCAGAGTCTTTGTTGGTAAATTCAATAATTTCTTTGCTTACCACACATATATTCTATCATAAACAAGTGCTGTATAATTGAGGTATGATGTGCCCAAACTGCACGAAGTTAATGCTTCCATATGTTTATGCAGAGCACACAAGGCAGCTCTATGAAATGGAGCTTGCAGGAATGTTAATAATGGGAATAGCTACTGGATATGAGCCAGGGTATCCAACATACTATTGCAAGTATTGTGATGAAAACCACTACTTTGTAGATACAGATGCTACCAAGAAATCTTCAAAAAGAAGCTATGCAAAAAAGCAAAAGCCTTAGTCTGACTCTAAACCTTTAGATCTATTCATACCAGCAATATATCCTGCTTGCCAAGCCTTTAGCTCCCACTCTGTTGGTATGCCCTCAGTCTTTGCTGCATAAGAAGTAACGTAGCTTTGCATGTCTTGCTTTGCTTTTGCAAGAATTCGTTCTGCCTGTCTTTTATCTTTACGTGCCTGATATCTATTCAACTTTACTTTTCCTTTCCTTTAAGTATTCTATTGCTCTTTCTAGTGTGCTAACGTCATCGTTTAAAGATCCAAGACCGCTATTACATTTGTTGCAAAGCCATCCTCTAAAATTCTGGGTATCCCAATCATGATCAAGGTAATACTTAGAGCTAGCACGTAAACAGATTGGGCAAATGTACCCATCTTCTGGATACGGATGTTTTCTTTTTAAGTGATAAACAACTGTGGTCTTCTTGTTGCCACAGTCTTTGCAAATATCTTTTCTATGGATTTTTACAGGTGTAGTATTGCTAATGATAAATTGATCTGACGGCTTATCCTGCTTGCAAAGTCTGCAATTAATCACTTATCAGTTTTTCTTTCTAAAACTTTTTCAGCCCAAGAAGTTATCTTAAACAGAATTGTCATTCCTGCACCCAATCCAGCTACTGCAAGAATAGGAATCCATCCAATAGTGTTGATTATAAAGTAGGACACGCCGCCTACAAATGCGATGGCAGAAACAATTGTAACGATAACCATAAATGCTACCCATACCCTAGCCAGCAATACTTCCATACATACCCCTCTCCAAAGGATTATTAAATATTAGTATATATGATAACACAATACCTAAGTAATGTATATACATTTACAAAGTTTTTATATTTGACATATGTACTAGATGGTGGTAAAATTATACCTATGTATAATAAAATTCCTTTTGTTTTAATTGGCCTGCTTGTTTTGTCTGGTACTGTGTCTGCACTTGCAGATGACAGCAACAAAGCAACTATTCAGACTGTTAAGCAAGAACACGTGCAATTAAAGAATGCAGTCCTAAAGCTAGAAAAGACTACTGTAGTAAAGAAAACATACAAGAAAAATGAACAGTTGTCTGCTGTAGAGCTAAAAGCAATTTTACAGCAGGTTGGCTTTAAAGGTCAAGCCTTAAAAGAAGCTTGGGGAACTGCAATGAAAGAGTCTACTGGTAGACCAATGGCACACAATAAAAATAGCAAAACTGGAGACAACTCGTATGGACTGTTTCAAATCAACATGATTGGTAGCCTTGGGCCAGCACGTCTAGAACAGTATAATCTAAAGTCTAACGAAGAGCTGTTTGATCCATTGACCAATGCAAAGATTGCTTACCAGATGTCAAACGGTGGCAAAGATTGGTCAGCATGGCATGGCATTACAAAGAGTACAAAGAAATGGATGCAGGAGTTTCCAGGGTAAATCCTTGACAACCTTAATGCCAGAGACTATAATAGACATATGGCACAACTACTAATAAGAAATAAGCCAACTACGCTTATATGTACTGGCAACACAGAACATGAAATGGAATGGGATAGCGATGACATGCTATTCCTTATAGAAAATAATGATAAAATACTCAAGGAGCTGGAGCGTGATGGATACCACATGCATCCATTGGTGCCAGAAATTATTGTATGGGGCAAGCAGCTAGACTTCCAGACCACATATATTGCACGTAAAGAGGACTTTGATGAATTGGAGATGGTTTAATGATTAGATTTGAAGAGAATATGCTTGTGCTAGACCCAAGCCACACAAAAGAAGATCAGATTGCAATCAATCTTTTTATAGATAAGATTAGTAAGGATGCATTCGCTAAGGGGTTTGAGGCTGGTGTAAAAGATAGCGTAATCAATAACTCACAGCACCCACCTAAAAGATTTAGAGATGTAGGAAACGGTGAGTAAATGGATTACCTATGTTCAACTAGACCCAAATGGTTTATGCAATTCTAAATGCTGGTTTTGCCCAGTAGCTTATAGCCCCAACCCAATCCAAGGCAGGAAGTCCATGAGCCTTGATCTGTTTGAGAGTGTAGTTAAACAAATTGCAGATGGACGAGGCACCTTTGTAGATCCAAATTTTAGCCTATTGTTTACTGCTCACTACAACGAAGTGCTATTGTATGATAACTTTGAGAAAATGCTTGAAATTTTGGGTAAATACAAAATGAGCACAGTCATCTTTACCAATGGAGTACCACTAACAAAAGAGAACGTAGACATAATGAAGAGACATCATTATGCTATTGCTACCATTCTGCTAAACATTCCATCATACGAAAAAGAGTCTTGGTCAATGATGACTGGTTTCAATAAGAATGTTTTTGATAAGCTTCTAGGAAATCTTGACTACCTGTTTGAAAAAATGGATAAGCAGGCTAAGAGGGGCCTGGTTCAGTTAGTGGTCAACTCCCTGGATACCAACTCCTTACCAGAGTCTGGAGGCACAGTGCAGCCATTAGAGAGAATGCCAAAGATAGACCTGTCCTTAGATACTGGGCACTTGGCTAAGACTAAAGAGTTTTATGAAAACAGATACCCATTGATGAAGGTTAGCACCAACAATTACCTTATTGATCGTGCAGGGTATTTGGCAAGAGAAAAGGTGATGACCAACTTGCCAACTGTATTAAACCACAACAAGGGTAGCAAGACCAAGGTTATAGGCTGCATGGATTCATTTAGCAGGACAGACTCTTGGATTCATATCAATGCCAATGGAGATGTCTTCTTGTGTTGTGATGACTATGACTTTGAAACAGTTTATTCAAACATAGCTGATAAGAGTCTTGAGGAAATATGGAATAGCTCAGAAAGAAAAGAGGCAATTAAGAAAGCCCAAAGCACGTTGTGTACCAACTGCATTCACGCTATATGGGGTGACTAGGAAACTGAGACTAGCCTACGCTTAGTAGGGTCCCATGTCTTTGGGTGCTTTTTTGAAGCTTTTCCGTTCGAGCGATTTGAGTTACGGTCACCCTTTGTCTTTTTAGGCATATCAAATTATAGCACAAAAGTTCGGCGGTAAAATAGAGATACATACAAGCACAAGTGCTTGACAATATCTAGCATTACCTATATACTTTAATAACCAAACCCTCATATCCCAATGGCAGAGGAAGTAGACTTAAAATCTATTCAGTGTCAGTTCGAGTCTGACTGGGGGTACTAAAGAACCAAGTCCTTAGAGGTATCGTTCGTAATGCTTTCTATCTCAGTAAAGGTGTAATCCTTTTTGCTAGACTGATAAAATATTGGTACATTCAGGGCATAGGCATTAACTTCCGTAATCATATTTGCAAAGATTTTGTCGTGCCACACTTTGGTTTTAATAGACTCATCTAGCACAGAATCCATAAAAAGCCTGCCGTTGTCTGTAATGTACATAATAGCGTGAGCCCCAATCATGTGATGCACCTTAAAGATATCCTTTAGCTGGGCACTCTTTTTAGCATTGCTCCAAACTCCAAGAAACAATATATCAGCATCGTCTGGAACGTCAACCATATTTCTATATTGATATTCAAAACAGTCATCCTCTAGCACCAAAAATGGCAGGGAATCTTGAGAAGCAATGGTAGCTTTATGAGCTACAGCAACAACCATATCAGGGGTAATAGATTCACTTGGCAGAATTCCTGGCTGTCTCTTTACATTGGTAAACTTGCTAAGCAGCTGCTCCATAGATAGCCTTTTGTCTGTATCCTGATCAAGGTTTATGTATGTAGTAGGTACTTGCTCTATGTTAATTATCAAGACTAGCTCTCTTGTTCATTGAGTCTACGTATTCCTAAGCACCATTCTGGTGTGCTATGGACATCCACTTAACCATTTTCCTATAGTCAGCTACACCGTAATCATCTTCTTCTAGCTCACCGTTAAAGAACTTAGCAAGCCTCTCCTTGGATAAGAGTCTTAGGCTTTCAACATATGCAGAATGATCATCCCTTCTCCATTCATCCAAAAGATCCCAGTGGTGCTTTCTTTCAATACGTCCTGGTGCAAGATGCCAGATAAAATGTTTAGGTGGGCAGACAAGCCTAATGTTTTTGCAGTAGTATCTAATTGAAGTGACTGGCTCTTCTCCGTTATAGTAAATTTCTGGATCAGTCATGGCCTCCACGAACAGTGATGAGTATCCAAAGATAAACGCTCCTGATGCGTAGTATGCCTCTTCTCCAAACTCTCTGTTGGTCATGCCTCTAGGTCTGCCACCATATCTTCCAAACACAAAGTCTTCGTTTAAAACTGGATCCAGAATAATGGTGTCTTGCTTGTCATTGTAGAACTCATACTTGCCATCTCCAAGAGGTATGTACTCTAGTGGGAGGGAGCTGAACAAAACCCTATCTCCCCAGACAGGCCTTAGTCTTTCATATTCAGCAACTATCTCATTATCCCAGTTCTCTATAAACCTTGTATGGCTGTCTACCTGTAAGTGATACTTGTGGATAGATGGATCAATCTTTTTCTGAATGTAGTTTCTGGCATAGCCAACTCCACGAGCATCTTCTAGGTCTATCTTGTCATAGATAAGAGTGAAGCCTGCCTCAGTTAAGAAGTCTAGGTTGGGGTGCTCAATGTTCTGAGAGAACACAGCAATAGTGATCCTGTAAGGATCGGAAGTTTTCTTTAATAGATCGTAAAGTGTTGGGACTAGCTCATCATCATTAAGGCTAGGCATGCTGACAAATATTGTATTCATCTATCTATTATACCTTATTGCAAAATTTGGCGGTATACAAACCATCAAACCTCATCAACTATATAAGAAATACACATAGAAGAAATACACTTGGATCTCGATATCCAGCTATACAAGAAGCAAGCTTCCCCCATATCCCCAATAGCCCCATATCCAGATATGAAGGTTTGATATCTACCCCCAAATTATACACAGGTTTGGATAGTTATACACAGGGTTATACACATAGTTATCCACATATAATTCTTACTGAATTTATAATGGTTTGGACAGATGTGGTTTAAAGTGGAGACTAGTGGTGAATGGAGCCCCATAGATCGTAGGGCCGTAATCCATCTTACCACATCAAACCTCATATGTCAATAGCCAAACCTTAAAATATCAAACCCCAAACCTTTATATCCCCAAACCTCAAACCTTTATAGCCCCATATCTGCCATATAAAAATATCCAAAAAAGTTATAAAACCTTTATAAACTGTAGCAAAATATCCAGAAATCCAGGTAAAAGGTTTGGTATTTGTTGTGTTTCTTATATAGGGGAAAGTGCTTATACTTTTGTATACCCTGGCAAAAAACTCTGGGGTTTTTCAGGGAAGGTTCTTAATCTTATTTAGGATTTCGGCTGCCGCCGAAGTAGTAGTTGGCTAACAAACACCAAACCTTCATAGCAATTTTTCGGGGTAGGGATAACAAACCTTGTATACGATTCTCCATAGTAATAAGAGACTCTAGCTCTCTCTTACCTTGATCACTATCCAGATATGCTCTAGTAGTAAAGTGTGGATGTATAGATTCTTTTTGGTAAAACCCTCTTGGACTCATATATCTATTATACAGGATACAGGTTATGAAGGTTTGATAACTTCCACGGTTTTTTGGAAAGGGTTCGTAATAAGGTTTGAGGTTTGA